GGGAAACGTGCAACACGGGAAACCGTATCTTCACAATCGCAACCAACCAAAATGGTGGGCAGCAACTGCGGCAACCATAGATCCTAACAAAATCGCAGTGTGTTGCGAATTATCAGCATCCATAATCTGTCGATACTCAGCTCTTGAGGTGAGATGGCGTTCAACCCGCCGAATGTTGGCGGAAAGCTCTTTCTCACGATAGAGTTGACGTAGTGTCGGGTCCTTAATATGCGCATTAGGACTTTTTGCTGTCGGGAACAATGATGTAACCTTGGACGGCTTCGGGTGGGGGGACCTTGATGTGGGCAGACCCCCCCGAGTCCCGAAAGGGCAGCTCAATGCGGTGCCCGTCCTTGTCTTGGAAAACTGCAATGTCACCCCAATCACCTTGGGTTCCCTTGTGATCCACCCCAATACCAACATAATCATAACGATGACCAGCTGCTGGTTGAATGGTGGGTTCCGGCTGACTACCAGCATTTCGATCAGGATCGAATCGCATGGAGTCTTCACTTCCGAAGGATCCAGAAGGATTGCCATAGACAGCACCGACTGTGCTATTCCACACAGAGGGCTTGGGGCGATTTTGAGGCAGAGAGACAGCTTGTTTGATTTCGGGGTTCTCTTCTTCAATTGCCTCCATCGCGTTGACAATGGGGATAGAAATAGTTGGCAGAAAAGCGCTAGCTCCGCTCTGGAGCTTTCCAAGGCGCGCACAACCAATTACCTTGTTGAGGTAATAATCCCAGTACTTGACATTGCAGTATGACATCATTGGTGGAAGGAAAAGATTGGTGCCGGAGTTGAAATTCGGCTCAGCAAACTCCCAATTTGTCACAATGGTCACTGTGTACGTAGAGCTTGCAGGGAGCCCAACTCCACGGAAGTAACCAAAGTGACGGAACGTGCCCTCAGTAGTCACGCCGCTGGCTTGATTTGAGCTGACAAAGTTGAAACACGATGGTCCAACAGGAGCCCAGTCATAGGCAAAAGTACCAGAGGCTGAGGAGGACATGGTGGCCGAGGCAAGGACTTGCGAGTCGAGAAGTGGGACAGTGCCACCAGGAGCAACTCCGTTGTAAACACCAAATGGGTTGACGCGATTGACAAACCAACTACCAGCGTTGCTGGTAGCAGCGCCATTTGACCGAACAGTTACACGCATTGCGACCATTCGAACGGCATTGTAGGCTGTCGTATACGAGGTTGTGCCTGTGGCACGAACCATGTTCGCAAGAGCAGCGCCAAAGTTGAAGGACAAGGCACCAGGAGTGGTATCCACATCAGTAGAGGTCAAGTAACAGAATGACGGGTGGCCTGTGACTGCCAAACCAAGATTACCAGCAGCGCTGGCTGTCGCAGTGAAGCGAGTCTGAATGGCAAAAGCAGCAACTGGGCCAACATTCAAGTCAGGGATTGTTGCAGGTCCTGAAAGAGCAACTTCAGGATTCATCGTTACTTGCATATGTCTGATAGTAGCAGCGTCAACGAGTCTTTGGCACTCGGGGGGCAGGCGGAACCTGTCCACGCTGCGTACTTCACGGACAACTCTTTGCATGAGGGCGTGGTCCTTCTTTTCGATCCTTTCCATCCTTTTGATGGGGGCTTTCTTCTGTTGTGATTTCTGGACGACGACCTTGATTTCAGGCTTCTTTTGCTGTTTGGCATTGCGAGGCATGTTTGTTTTTAAAGTGGCGAGTACCTTAGTCATGAGACCACTTTGATAGCCTGTATAAAGAATGATGAGGTCAAGGTCCGTCTTGCGAAACTCTGCAAGGGCATCTTGGTAAAATGGGCAAAGAGGATTGAATTCCGTTTCTTTGAAGAAACGATCTCTTTCTTGCCTAAAACGAGCTCGTGAAGAACTAAAGAAAAGTTCGCGATACAGAGCACATTTCACCAAAAGATTGAGTCCTGCTTGCGTTCCAACAGGAGAATTGGCGGTATATCCGAAGCTGCGCATTTCATTGCTAGCAAGCATTGTACCTCCATGGGTGGAGAAAAAATTGTGCATATGCTTATCAACATTACCAACGGGAACTTGCATTCCGCGGTATTGTGCAAACGTATGTGACAAAAACTCACACCGATGAAGTTCTTGGTACGCTCCAGAGGAGTTGTTGCATTTCATCTTAATCCCGATTGTATCAAGACTTGCTGCAATAGCTTCGAATGTGAACCAGTTTTGGACTTCCGGCGTTGCGGTGAGAATGATATCGTCACCGTAGACACGAACACGAATGTGTTTCTCAAAAGCAGCAGGGCT